AAATTTTTCTGCTTCTGAAGGATTTAAAGTGTTGACATAAGATTTCAAAATATCGAATACTTTGTCAAATTTGCCATTTCTATATATTTTAACTTTTACTTTAGATTCCTCATCTGGAATGTAAGAATCTACATCAAATAAATAAGGTGAGGTACTATCGTTGCAAGATGATGTATCAAGTTCTAGGCTGTTTGGGATAAAAGCTAAATGATAGTTGCATATTTCACATAGTATCATAAGTTCATTCACAGAGAATCTGTCTTTTGATAATTTATTTCTGAATGTTCCAACTGAACATCCTATACATTCGGCTGCTTCTGGAACAGTTACATCTGCATTTTTCATCATTTCTTTTAGATGAGTCGAAATTTTCTGCATTGTTATCCACTCCTTCCTGTAACATATAGTGTTAAGACTAATTATATCAGATACACTAAAATCATGCAATAAATGAAATGTAAATAATTGGAAATGAATATTAGAAATAATTGTAAAAATGATTGACATATAACGAAAATAGTGATAATATCATAACCATAACAACACAACATAAAGTAACGGGGATAATCTTGCATGAAAAAGAAGAAAGGGGAATGCAGCGTGAGTAAAACCATACTAATGACTTCAGGCTATAGCTTTGAGGGACGTAGAATCAGTGAATATTTCGGCGTGTACTCTGGTGAATGTGCATTAGGTACAGGATTTTTAAGTTCTCTTGGTGCCGGATTTGCGGATTTCTTTGGAACAAATAGTACCATGTATTCGGACAAACTGAAAAGGGCGAAAGATTATGCCATCGGTCAGTTAAGAGATCAAGTCATTGCCATCGGTGGAGATGCAATAATCGGTCTGGACATTGATTATGTCTCATTTTCGGCAGATATTATGGGCGTAATAGCATCTGGAACGGCAGTTAAACTGGAAAATTTATCTAGTGGAACACAAGAGGATACTGAGAACAAATATGTCATATCCATCTATAATACTATGCCAAACTTCAGACCATCTTTTCTGTATGCAAGTCCAGCTTCATACGGAGAAAGTGTCCTGTCACTGGGATTATTCCATCTGAAAGAGTGTACAGTTAAGGCTGTGTTGGCAGATGTTGAAATCAGTGACATATTCCAGAGGACAACTGTACTTAAAGATGTAGCTTTTATCGGATTTAAGGCTGAAAATGCAAGGAATTTAATTAGCGATCCTGTGACTTGTGATCTGTCTCCTGATTTAATCAGACTTATTTATGGAATAAAGCTGACTATCAAGAGATACATCACAGCGGATGGACTGGTTGTGGTTCCGGAGAGTGAAATCACCTATACATCTGCGGAAGAAGAGAAAACTGATTCCATGAAATTTGGAGAAGAGATTCTGAAGGTGGTGGATTCTCTTGGAAGTGCAAAGGAAATTTACGAACATTTAGTTGCATACAACGAAGCTCACAGAGGTTCGGTTGACACAGAGTTGCTTGACATTGTTAAAAAAGACATGAATTTTGAACGCTTGTATGGAAACCATAAGGATTCAACCATAAAGGCAATTAAAGATTATTTTGCACAATGCGAAGAAAATGAAAGAATATAACAGAGAAGAGGTGCAATATGGCAGAGTTAGCCAGGAGAATTGATGCGTTAGGACGGATCACGATTCCAAAAGAAATCAGAAAGAGCATGAACCTGTATGAAGGCTGCTTATGTGCGATCAGTGCGACTCAGAACGGTATTCTGATCAAGAATGCAGATGATAATTTGCAGAAAGATTTACAGTTTATCATCGACAAGTACATTTCTGAATCTGGATGGAGTGATGCAGTCCTGAAGCTGATGGAAGTACAGGATGAGATTAAATTTGAGCCGGAAGAATAACAGAGAGACAGGTGAGTATTGATGAAATATCTTTTAACTAAATGCCCTATATGTGGTGCAAAATTATACCACGATACATTGAAACAGTATACGGTTAGACAATTTTTTAAGAAGGATGGGAAGTTATCTCAGAGATTAAAGAACGTAAACTATGAAACTCATGAAGCTGGAATAATTTGTTGCTCCGAGTGTGATTTTTCTACAAATGCGGAATTAAAAGGTGAAACACCATATAGTAATATAGAAATCAGTATACAAGATGATAAATATTACTGGGAAAATATGGATGAAGCTGATGAGGAAAAAGAAGAGTTTTGTCCAACGGAAAAAGAATTAGAGAATTTTGTCAAGGAAAAACTCAGTGAGTATAGTAAAAATGTTGACATAAAGATAAGTGCAACAGGTGACGTTAATGTATATTATCAGAAATGTTTGATTATTGAACATCTGACCAGATTGGATGATATGTATATTAGACGTTCAATAGCTATGTTTGAGGATTTGCATAGAAGAAAAAACGTAACCATATACGATATATATAAGGAAGATGATTCTGATTACTATACTATTAAGTATGGTAAAAAAGATAATGATAAAACATATACTGCACAGGTACATATTCCTGAAAAGTATCAGGGAAAAGTACGATGCGTGTTTGATTTATTAAATGAAAATAATCTGTAGAGATGAAAGGAATGGTGTTGTATGAGTGTGTTACAGGGAAAGAGCTATACAAAAGGTGAATATACATTTTCACTGGAATGTGATGTTCCAATCTGGAAGTTGTGGGTGTATCATAATGGTGAGCCGTTAATGGTCAATGGTGAAGATAAGCAGGTTTGCAAATTGCTTGGTGATGGAAAAGAACCAAACAAAGGACATTTGTATAACTTCATGGAAAAGTTTGTAAAAGATGAAGATTATAGAAATGAATATATTAACGGGAAAAGACGTTAGAAAGGGGAACAAACAATGAGAGGAAGAGTAATTTCTTTTAGTGAGAAACAGGGGTATGGATTTATTACAGGTGAAAATGGGTTAGATTACTTTGTACATTTTAGTAAAATTATGGATGAATCTAAACATTTAGATGTCAATGACATTGTTGAATTTGAACCTATGAAAACAGATAAAGGTTCAGAAGCACTCAATGTTACGCCAATTCTAACTTTTGAAATGGTGAAAAAGAAAGCTGAAAAAAAGAAAATGCAGTTGATTGAAACACTTGACCCGCCGAAGCATGGGTGGGTTTTAGTAGACAAGAACAATTTTATCAAAGGATCAGAAAATGGAATGTTTCTTGATGAAATTAACAAGTATTTGGAAGATTAAAACTCAATAAATAATACAAAAAAGGACAGGTTCTACAATGAGCCTGTCCGTTAATTGCTTGCTTCATATCTGGAAATTTATGGCAAAAAAATAACAGATTTTTCCCAGAAATCTGTTGACAAAAATAATCAGATATGTTACGATACAGAGTGGAACTATATCTTTTACTTATACCACATCTATTCCCAGTAGATGAAGTTCAGATTTGTTCCAATACCAAAATTAGTAACCCGTAAACGAGTACACTTTTAAGTTGTGTCATAAAACTTAACACATATGAGATTATATAACATTTGACTTCATTTGTCAATGGTACATTTTAGCATTTTTCAAGTTTTATTTAATCTTTTGCCGATTCCGGCGAAATTCCCAACTTTTTACAATTGAATATTGGTGTACTTTGCTTTTTAGAAAGAAAAGGTGACATTTTATTAGTAACGTAGAACAACTGAATATTTTAAGGCACTATTTTAATCTGATGTATCCCAGTACATTCAGAGAGAAAGAATACGTGCGCTTAATTGCCTTGCGAAGAGACTTACACGGTCGTGTGGTGTCCACTAAGGTTGAGTTCGTAAAGACGTTTGAGGACTATGCAGCGTTCATCCAGAAGTACCGCTATACTCACGATGTTTACAACCAACTTGCAACCAACAGAGGGAAAGAGAACGGGACTAAGACTACGCAGAGACAGAGGAAAGTTCTCTATCTGGACTTTGATCAGAAAGATTTTCCAGACCTTCACGATGCGTCAGATTTTACTCACTGGATTCACAACAAGCTGCCGAAGCTATATCTTCACGCTTGTGTAGCCAGTGGACATGGATTCCACTTTTATGTCTCTATTAAGCCAACCTGTAAGCTCAATGAAGTATGGGACTTAAATAAGGAACTTGTATCAATTTTGAACGCTGATCCGCAAGCTGCATCACCAACTCAAATATCAAGACCACCTTGTACCTATAATCATAAACAGGCTGATGGCAGTTACGATTATGAGAATCGTGATAACTGGGCGTATGTCAAGATGGTAAATAATTCCTATATGGTTGGGAGCAAGTTTAAGCAATTTGATTTGTCCTATATTCGTAGACAAATGGATTATTTCACGGAAACACAGGAAACTGCCAAAATCTTAGATAAAGTGGACTGGAACTATGAAGCACTGGATGATTACCCATGCTATTTGTGCATCCAAAAGGTTATGAATGAAGGAGCTGACGAGGGACAGCGTAACTTCTGGCATGGAAGAATAGTAAAAATGCTTCAGATGGACGGATACACGAAGTCAAAGATTCATACCTTATGCCAGGAATACAACACGAAATGCAGACCACCAAAGGACAAAAAAGTAATTGAAGAGGATACAAACCGATTTCTGGATACGGATTATAAGCTCTTAGGATGCTATGAGTCATTTCCTGAAGGTGATAAGCATAGAGCGTGGATTCAGGATCAGTGCGATAAGGCTTACTGCGGAACTTACCATAATGGAGCGAAGCTGTCATTAGAAAAAGCAGATGCAGCGAGAATCAATAAAAAAATATTATTGAACAAGGATTTGAGAACAATGACAGGGAATGAATATCTGATTATTACTTTATTGGATGTATACAAGGACTCATTTGGACGTAGAGGATTCAGAGTTAGGAACCTGAAAGAGCTTTTGTATTCATCCGTGAAAAAGAAACAATGTATCGCAGATCGACTTCTGAAAACTCTGCTTTTGGAACTAGAAGCAAAAAAATGGATTGAAATGATTCCTGATCCGAAGCAGCCGAAGAAGTTTCAAGAGTGCAGACTGAAACTTGCCAGAAGATTAAAGGAATTTCAACAAGGATACATTGAGTTCTATTTCTCGATAGCTGGTGCATTGATTGATGGAAAAATCACACAAGCTGAGTACATTGTGTTTATTACACTGGTACGAAATCTGTCAAATGGTAAATCCGTAACATATGACCAGTTAGCAGATGATTTGAATATGGATAAGCACAATATCAGGAAATATATCAAAAAGCTACATACGGAAAGATGTTTGATTGTAAAGAAAGAATATTCAGATAAAGGATTTGAGTATAACAAGTATATCTTTGTAAGTCCAGAGTCATTTAAGGATGAGTTTACTAATGATGATATACCAGTTAATACAGATGATGTAGTTATACAGATGAATAATGAGCTAGAGATTGAATTATTAGCTTAGAGATAGAGAGTATGTATCAGAGAGTGTGTATGTGTAGAGATTGGATTGGAATGAGATTTAGAGTGATGGGTGAGAGAGAATATTCTATGTGAGGTGTCCCCCACCCCCACACTCATTCCCTACGGTCATTCATATTATACATTTGTATACAATAGGGGTAATTTTAAGCAGATTTTGAAAACAGTAAAATCGCTGAATGCCTTGTCATATAAGGGTATTAATGGTGTTGGAAAGAAAAAATAGCATACGAAATCCAGGGGTAATTTTGAACAGATTTTTAATGTGAAAAAATGCTAAATAGTCAATATTTGCAAGGGTTTCAGCGATTTTAGTAGTGTGCGTTTTCGTTTTGTAAATAAAGGAGAATTTTTTTGAAAGATACAATTGTAGAATTAAGAGCAGCGATAAAGGATTTGCCAGTAGAAGAGATTCGTGAAAAATTAGGCAGCCTGAAGAAATCAGAACTGATGCGAAGCATTATCATGAATGAGAAAGAGTTCTGTACCTGTAGATATGAGAGATCACAGAGAAACTTCTGGTATGCGGTTGTAAAACCTACGCTGGATAAGTTGGGACTGCTCACGGCTGAAGATGATACAGAAGAAGCACTGACAGGATGGGACAAAGTGTTGTCGAAGTACCTAACTGAACTTGTGAAGCAAGGAAAACTTACATACCGTGACATTATGATTTGTGATGAGAGTAGAAATTATAACGTTCCAGATAGATATAGTTTCAGCCCATATAAAAACATTGTGGTGTGTTGTGAGAAAGATACCATCTTCCAATTCATCCGTGATATTAGTGAACTTTTAGGATGTTCCGCAATATCGTCAAAAGGCTTGTGTGCTTTTGGGGCTATGGAAACACTTTTGAGAAAAATCCGTGATAATTCGGAGAATGAAATAAAAGAGCTGGTATTTCTGATTATGAGTGACTACGATCCGACAGGATATTCAATCGCCAATACATTCAAGGTACAGGCTGAAATTATGGCGAAGCAGTTGGGGATGAATGTGAGAGTTATTGCTAAACGAATTGGAATCGTACCAGATCAGTTATCTGAAGAAGAGCTGAAAAATAATATGTATTCTCCCAAGAAAAAAGGTCTGGATTCCTGGATGAAAGAAACAAATGGGATTAATGGTCTGGAAAAAGGTTTAGAGTTGGACGCACTCACACCTGAGAGGATCAGAGAGATTTTTGCAGATGAATTGAAGAAATATATTGACGATGATTCCTATGTCGAAAATTGTAAAAATAACTATTTGTGGAGTGCGATAAGATCAGAGACAGATAAGTATGTGGATGGAATTATCTCAAAAATATACTGGGATTTACGGGACAAGGTAACTGCAATACCACCAGATATGATGCAGCTTGTTAAGGATGGAGAAACACGTATACCACTGGATAGTATCTGTTCCATCAACGCTGACATTGAAACTTGTGTAAAGAATTATTTTGAATAAAGGAGAAAATTTAATATGGAAAATACTGGAAAAAAATACAATGATATGCTTATTAGAAACTTTGATGCGTCTTATCTTTACTGGCAGATTAAAGATGATGCACTGATTTCTGAGTATCTGTATGCGAAAAAACAACTAAATGAGACAGGTACGCCGGAGCTGAAACAAAAGGTTGAGTCCTTGCACAACCAGATTTGGAACTTCAAAAAAGATATTACGCTGCCAAAGAAGGACACACGATATTTATACTCTGGAACTATCACAGATAGCCTTATGTCCCGCCATTTACGGGAGCTGGTAAAAGATTACGATGAAGCTATTAGAACGGCTTTAGGGGTAGATTACACGGATATAATCATCAATGTGAAGTTTAAGTCTGATGTGATTATTAAGTTGGATGAATACAAGCAAACTTATAATAAAGAGACGGGACTTATTGAACAGTTAGATGAGAAAAAGAGTAAGCAATTACTTACCAAAAGAGATTTAAGAAAGATGGCTTACAAGGATGGAATCACAATCAATGGAATACGATATGTGAACTTCCAGAGAACGTCCTCAAAGGCAAGAACTGGAAATTGTCTCTTCATTGATGAAAGATATTTTGCCGATATGGAAGAGTGGCAGACTTTAGGGATTCCGTTCAGAGATAAGTTTGCGGAAGATGAAAAAATTGATATTGTGAGTACCAGAAGTTATGAGAGCTTGACTTCCAGTTCCATCATAGGAACACTTGACATTGACCCAAACTCAATCTTACTGATTGATGAGGTGGACGGAACATACGCAATGCCTTGTAATGTGGTTACGCTTGATGCAACGACAAAAAGGTTACAAGTAACAAAACAGGATTATGAGAAGCACATAGATTTGTGGGATGGACAATCTCTTGCGGATGAATCTATCTTTAACACTGGAAAATATATTGACAGGAACGGGGATGAACATACTTATAAGAATAAGGGATTTTTACTTTTGAGGAATCACTTTTTCAAGAGTGCTATCTTTAACACAAAACTTCAGGAATATTATCATGAGAAATTTGCCGGTGTGGATGATCCTGTGATTTATGACAGATTTGGAAATGCTTTTGATCCGTATAAAGTAAGGATTGTTACCACGAAAAATAGTGTAAAGATTCTGAAATTTGCAGATGTAATTGTTGAACATATGGTTTCAGAAGATAAAAAGGACAGATTGAGAGAACTTGAAGCTGATTCACGCTTACAGGAGCTTAAAGATGAGTGTGAAAAAATCAATAATAAAGCTAGGGCAGCGAAGAGAAAACATACTATCCTATCGAATGAAAGTGCATCTTCAGAAGAAATTGCAGAAGCAAAACTGGAAGAACAAAAAGCTATTGTAGATCAGGACAATCTTCTTCCTGAACTTGAAGCAGAGATTAAGAGACTGGAAAAGCCAATTAAATTTGAAAAGGAGCGATTGACCTGGGACTGGTACAGAGAGAAGTTGGTTGAAGATAAACAGTTATTCGGAGTCTGCAAGTACGAAAAGACCTCTAAATTTGGCGATCGTCAACAGCTCTGGTATCAGGTGTTGGACACATTGAATTTAACTGAAGAACAGCTCTGGAAAATCGTAGAACCACAGGTACATGAGATTAATCTCATTAAAAAATATCCGGCGTTCCTGAAGCATGGTTTGAACACGAAGGCTGGTGATACGGATAACATCGGAACGAGAATGATGAAAGAGCTTCTTCAGATTAATGAGGACATTACACGAACAACATGGTACACGAACTACAGGCGAACATTCTTGAACAGTATTTTAGATAGACTCTATCAGGGAAAAATTCAGTTGAATAATTCTGATTTCTGTACGTTGGTTGCTAACCCATATGAGATGTTGAGAGCATCCACAGGAGAGAAAATTGAGACAAGTATCCTATCTGATTTCCAGTGTTACTGTAACAGATATGCGGATGGTGAAGAGTTATACGGTTTCAGGAGTCCACACATTGCAGTAGGAGAGAATGCAATCCTGAAGAATACCTATTGTGATGAGTGGAAGTGGTTCAACTTCACGGATAGAATCTTAATTATTAATCTGTGGGGAAAAGGTTGTTTCCTGTCAGATATTTGGCAAGGATCGGATCAGGACAGTGACGTAGCTTATATTGGTAATGACCCTGTAATCTTAGAAGCGACAAAAGAAACGGTAAATTCTGGAAAATATCTTATTCCTATCAATGGGCTTTCCCCTGAAAATGATCCAAAGAACTATACAAATGAAGAGATGGCATCCATTGATGGTAAGTTAGCAAATGACTTTATTGGAAAAATCTGTAACCTTGCAAGAGATTTACAGTGTTTCTACTGGCATCTGTACAATACTGGCACAGAGCAGAATAAAGAAAAATATTTATCACAGATTTATGACGATATTTCAATTCTTGCGGTGGCATCTGGTATCGCCATTGATAGCGCAAAAAGACGCTACAAGGGTGTAAATCTTGCAACAGAACTTAGTGAGATAAGAAAGCGTCCGTATCTACAGGCTGAAGGTGCAGTATTACGGGATGATGGAACGTTAGTCATTACTGAACAGAGGTATAAAAAAACGGTGTCGGAGTCAACCATCAGTGAATACAAGGAACTTGTGCAGCGTAGAAATGAAGCTACGACTGAAGCAAAAATTCAGGAGCTAACAAAAGAAATTGATAATCTTTTTCTAAAGGAAAATCCAGATCAATTTATGGTGCGTCCGCAGTTTACAAAAGGTCTGAAGTCTGTACCAAAGAAGAAAAGGAAGCGTTTTGTAAATGAAGAAGAAAAAGAGCTGCATCGGCAGAAACAAATTCTTCTGACACAGGAGAGAAAAGCACTGGAAGAAAAAATCTACATTCCGTTAGAATGCACGATGGATAAATTGGCGACTGTTATCAAGAATCATCTGGAACGGGCAGAGAGAACAAAGATGATCACATTTGTTGATATTCTGAATCCGATTCCTAAAGGTGTGAAAGCAGATTACAACAGGATCGAAGCCATTAAAAAGATTGGCTTAGAGTGGAATGATCGTCTGAATCAGGTTTATGCTAAATATGCCGGTGGTGATATTACGGCTGAAGAAATGTTTGAAGTAAAACAAAATCTGATCCAAAATGCTTTGAATGAGATTCGTTATTCAGATGTGAACCAGACCATTGAACGAAAGATTACGACATGGGACATCCAGAAATTAATCCGTGATATATTTGACATTCACCCACGCAAGGATAAACACGGAAAACCTGTAAAAGATGAAAATGGAAAACTTGTCCTGGATGATAAGAGAGATAAGCGACTTATCGGAAATAAACAGAAGCACTGTTTAGGTCAAACTTTATTACAGTGGATATACGAAGTTTACCCAAAAGAGTTTCTTGCAGCGATCAAGAGTAATCCAGGAAAAGTGACTTATCTGGAAGAAATTACAGAAAATGAGACAATTTCCAAAACATCCGTGAAGAGCCTGAAAGACTTGAATCAGATTTTCACAGGTGATGAAATTCACGAATTATACGGGAAAAAATATCAGATTAAAACAAAAACTGTACAGTAATTATTGAACAAGGTATGGGGTATTTGATGCGTCAAGTACCCCTTAAAGAAAATTCCCCAAGTGCAAAAAATTGAAATTGATAATATACAATAATATCATGATAAAAACAGAATGATGATATTTTGATATATTGCACTATATGGTATATAAAATAATAATTATATCACTTATAAAACAAATTGTCAAGTGGTAAATTATAAAAACTGTTTGTTTTGTACAACATAATTTAGAAAGGTGGACGCAATGTCTCAGGAAGAATTAAGAGATAGACTTTTAGCTCTCATTAAGAGTGAGGGAGTCAATCAGAAGTTTATAGCAAGACAAACACGCATTAGTGAGGGATTATTGTCTCGATTCAAGAATAATAAAGCAGAGCTGCATTTACTTGACAGGGAGTCCCTTGATAAATTCCTTCAGATGAAGGGATATTAATTTTGGTATCAGTATTAAGCGGTAATAGCTTTTAAATAAGCAGAAGTCCGCTTGATATTTAGATATATTTTTGTGATGGAAGACTATTGAAAAATAGTACGAAATTGCGAAGTTTTCATGTATAAGGCATTATTGGAGACTCCTTTTGAGGCTCATAATGTCTTTAATTTCCGTATTAAATTTATCGTTTAATTTACGAAAATAATCATTGTGTTAAATTCAATTTTTTGTTTTAACAAAACAGGTTTTGTGGTGGGGTTCCCTGACCTCCTTTAATTATTAAAAAAATCCCACCCATTTTATGATTATTATTACTTCCATCTGGAAGTTAAATATATTTGTGTGTAGAAAAAATAATGGGTTCGTGTGAGCAACGACTGAGGGGCGAAGCACGAAAACAGGAATGGAGATATAAAATTATGGAAAATACAAACACAGAAACAACAGTTGTAGATACAGAAGTCAAAGATGGGGCATTCGCAGCGGATGAAACTACCAGAGAGGATGTAGATACAAAAAATGCAGAGACAGTAACAATGTCAAAGACTGACTATGATAAAGCGATTCAGTCCGCAGAAGATAAAATCCGTGGTCATTATTCAAAAGAGATTAAAGACCTGAAAGAGAAGATCAAGGAGCTGACACCTGTAGAGAAGTCACAGGCTGAGATTGATTTGGAGAATCGTATCGCTGCCCTGGAAGAGTCCGAAAGGATTGTTGCAGCCCAGAAGAAGAGACTTGAATTTCAAGAAAATCTTACCAACAAGGGATTAGATAAATCTCTGATGGATTTCCTAAAGGAAGATACAGATGTAGACGCTCTGGTATCCGTAGTGGATGGGATTGTAAAATCCAGAATGAAATCTACAGGATATGTGCCTACAGAACACTCTTCAGATGATAAAATTACACCTGAAGAATTTAATAAAATGTCATATTCACAGAAGCTAAATGTAATGCAGAGTCAACCTGAATTATATAAGCGACTGATGGCGAATAGACGATAATATTTTACACGTGTTTTAAGACCTGTCATTTTGATGGGCCTTTTTTATTTTAATTTTTTGAGAAAGCGAGGAATTTAATTATGGCTATTGTAGTTCCAGAATTATTTGCAGATGCGGCGAACGCTGCTATGGATCATCATATGAGAATTGGAAAGGTTGCATTTGATGCGACTCCTTTAGTACCTGACATTACAACTTGTGGAGATAAAATTCATTTCCCTACAATTGATCGTGTCGCAACAGGTACAACTATGACAAAAGGTGTAGACCTTGTACCGGCAGAACTTAGCATGACCGACAACGAAGCGGAAATCAAACAGGTTGGTTCCGCAGTTCGAGTATATGACAAAGATGCAATTCAGGTCAAAGGTGCAGTTATTGATTCACTTGCCACACAGGTTGGTGAAGCTATGGCAGATGCAGTTGATAAATCTCTGATTGCAGAGATGGATGAGAATGCAGTCTATAAACTACCTACTGCAAAAGCAGATGAAATCGGATTTGTAGAAATTGAATCTGGTTTTGATGTGTTTGGTGATGATGTTGATTTATCCAATTATCAAATTATCATCAATTCCAGACTAAGAAAATCTTTTACACTTATGGATCAGTTTGTAAAAGCAGACTATACATTTGCCCGTAGTCAAAATGGTGTAGGTGATTCTGATGGTGTTCTAGGTTATTACTTAGGAGCAGTTAAGGTCATTGTGTGTGACAATGATACTTATGATTCTACTAAGAATGAGTGCAAGACTTACATTGTAAAGAATGGCTCTCTGGGAATTATCACACAGAAAGCAGCTTCTACAGAAGAACAGAGAGAGTCCCTGAAGAAAGCAACTGTTATTTCCGCTGATGAGCTTTATGCTACAAAACTGCTTAATGCAAAAGGTGTATGTATTCTGAGAAAGACTATTGCTTAATAAGCAAGAATGGATATAGATTCCAGAATCTATGTTTTTTCATATACGATGGGGTGTGATATTGTGGTGTATCACATATTGCACCCTATTCTTTTAAGGCAATTTTTATTTTGGCAATTATTGGAAAGGATAAAATTCATGTTAAATGCAAGAGATTTAAAAGAATATAGGATCAGACGAGGATTTTCTCAGAGGGATGTTTCAATGTATTGTAATCTTACTTATCGTGCAATCGGTATGATCGAGAATGGCGAGAGAGGTTTATCTGAAGAAAGTTACAGGGAAATCGTCCAGGGCATTAATGCAGCGACTATGGCAAGGGTGCAAGGGACATTCGATGAAGATAAGAAAAAATTTAATGAGAAAGAAAATGCGTATGAACGGGAGCGAGTGAGAAAAGCGACTGAAAAGAAAGCTACGCAGACTAAGAGAAAAAGCACGAAACCGACTTCCAGTAAAACGGTGAGAGCTGAAAAATAGAAGGAGGACGAAGTGTTGAGATGTATTTTTGATGTAATCGTGGGTACTTACATAGGTATCTGGACACGATTACGAAAATGGAATTTGACAGAAATAAGAGTCTTGTTAAACAGGAGTTGTTGAACAGTCTGCCGGAGTGGTGGACAGAAATAAATCCAGAGGATTACTATTTAGTGCTTACCGATGATGTGGATTCACTCTTTAGCACTAAGCGATTAAACACCCTATTCGGAGTAGATATAGGTGGTTTTTATGATTTTAATAGTGGTCTTTGGCTCAATGAAGAAAAAGTCGACTACGGGTGGAAAACACCTATCTTTGTTGACCTCTCAGTAGGTCAGAATCAATTATGTTTTGATAATCACAGAACATTTCTAAATAACCCATACAGGGTTAATCCAAACAATTTTCACAATGGAAGATTTAATGAAAAATATAATTTCGGTACGTTAGCTTTAGTGTGCGCTTTATATGGCGGTGTAGAGCTGATGGACGAAGAACTAAGGACGATGATACTTGCAGTTGATGGCGGTTTCATCGGCTATTACAACAAATGTGGGAAATATTCTCACATTAACTTATATTGGTTAGAACAGTTAGGACTTACAGAATATCTTTTACCAATACTGGAAAAACATGATATGAAGTATTTTCAGGACTTTTCAGTTGAGCATGGATTATACGATAAAATCACTATTTCAGAAGATGGATATTTAGATTCGCCTACATATGAGGTGCCAGATTGTAAGTTTGAGCTGGTGCAACCAATTAAAAAGATATTTACGTCTGCCTATGATGCAAGGCAGCGTGTAAAAAATAATGAAAAAATTATAGTCTCTGCCGAGACTTATCAGGATCAGTACGTCCTGAATATCGCAGTATAGCGAAATATAGGAATAAAAAGGAGAAGAATCAATAATGACAAATTTTGACTATAGAACATTCAAGGAAGATTTAAAGAAGAGATTTTACTGGTGCTACTCAACGCAAGAGAAAAAATATCTCACTGAAAAAGGTTACAAGTATCTTTTCCGTTGTACCCATTTTGAGACGGGAAATTTCTTCTGGGTTTATGATGTTTCAGATGCACTTATGGAAGATGTAAAAATCTGGAAATCACAATACCAGAAAAAGAAAGTGAGTGAAGCAGTGGTTGAATAGCAGTCTCACATCTGAAGAGATTTATGATCGTTATGGTCATGGACTTTCCGAAGAAAAAATTATGTCATTATATAAATACGAAGCTGGGGAACTGTCAAAGGAAAAATATAGTGGTAAGGAATATATGCTTACATATGATCCTCTTACTGCATATGCCCTTCGACAAAAGTACCCAGTTGTCGTGTGGGGAAAAATATATAGAAAGAAGAGAATTTTTGTGTTCCGAAAATCAAGACCTAAGATGTTAGATTTTTGATTTCTTGAACACTTATTATAGAAAAATAAAGGATAAAATTAACATGGAATATAAGAATTATAATAAACGTCCCAACAAGAAGAATTATATGGGATACGTTACAAGATGGAATAAGCGAGGATACGGCTTTGTCCGCTGCTATGATGATGGAGAGACTTATTATTGTAGCAAAAAGGTTATCAATGATGAGCCATATCTGGTACCGGGTTCAATTGTAAATTTCCAGATTGGACATGGAGTTGACAGGGATGGAGAACCTATGAGTTATGCGTACAATCTTCTGATGGTAGAAGAATGGGAACCTACAGAGAAAAAGCAGAAAAAATAAATTATAGGAGCAGAATATTGATGATAAAAAAAGATAGTATTTATTGGAGAGGAATTTTTTCTCTGGAAATTACAGGTAAATGTAATTTGAATTGTCCACATTGTTTTAATAATGGATCACAAGACTATGAAATATCTACTGAAACGATAGATAGATTATTAGATTTCTCAGATAAATTTGAGCAACTACATTTTACTGGTGGAGAACCGACACTAGCACTAAATAAAATGGAGTATTTTTTAGAAGAATCTAAAAAAAGGAATATAAAAATATACAGTTTAAACATGACAACAAATGGTAGAGGGTTCAATGTTGAATTTTATAATGTCCTGGATAGATATAAAAGTTATATCAAACAATGCTTGGAAGAATATTTTAAAAAATCAATAAGTGATGAATGTGCTACGGCACATATAGGTATCAGTATATCAGATGATGAATACCATGAAATAGATGCGGTTGAAGCATATAAAAAAGCCATAAAACTTAATTTTCATAAAGTTGCGTTTATTACTTTTGCTACGAGAGGGAATATGGTGGCACAGGTGGGTAGAGGTAAAGATTTTGGTGTTATTGATTATAGAAAATTTAGAACAGGGAAAATTGGTGTAACACATAGAAATACATACTGTCCATATTCTAAATATCTATGCAAAATTGAAAAAGATCCTGCGGTTATGTGCATAATGAGAGTTGATTATAATGGAAATTTATATGCTAATGGTTTTAATGAACTTCCGAAAAATGAATATGTTATTTGCAATATTATGAATACAGAATCTATTTTAGATGCCATAGATGTGTGGAATAATAAAAATCCTTTATATTGTCTCGAAACACCAGGGACTAGAATAGAGGATATTAATATTGATAAAGAAATTAATATGTTATGTAATAAAATTCGACATGAGAAAAATTATAAATTATTAGGAGTGGAGGATGCAGTAAGTAATTTATTATTTTATGAAATGTACGGAAATACGGAAGAAGAGATTGAATCGAAACTTTTGGAATTTGAACCAAAAGAAGATGCAGAAGTGTTTTTATGGAATCAAAAATACGGGAAATACTCTGATATTCATTTGTTATATCCAGAATTAAAATATAAAGAATGTGAAGAGTTAGCTGAATTATCTTCTAAAAAAATACAGAATAGAAAAAGAATTTTATCGTTAAAATATAAAAATTTTATGAGAGAAATTGAACGAGAAATTCAACTCAGAAATAAAAATGTAAAAAAAAGAATCCTTTATCATAATGCACTAAAAAAGAAATATGATTCAGGGGTTGATTCAGAAATGCTATGTCAGATATGGAATGAAAAATTTAATGAAAATATAGATATTCAAGAATTTGTTGACAGTATGCAGTGCTATGAAGAATTTACTGAAGAAACAAAAGTAAATGGATTGTGTTACTGGTTTAAATGTAGAATAGACGAGTTTAAAAATGATAATATAGCAGAAGAGAAATCATTTCTGTTTGAGGATATATTACTTCATTATTTGGCATACTGTACTTTTGTAGAAAATAATCTGAGTGACAAGATGGATGATGATACGGTAAAAGGTATAGTGGATGTAGCCAGGAAATATAAATCCTTTTTTAAAGATTTATTATCTGTAGATGTACTATTATTTTCAATCCAAAACAGTAAAGATCAGAGATTGGGGTGTGAAGCTACATTTTCCGATGAAGAGTTGAAAGATGCAATGGAACGGCTCAATAATGATTTGTTATTGAGATTGAAGTATATAAAACTTTGTTACATACTTCAGAACTTGAATAAATGATACAGAGGAAGTGAAAAGATGGCGAATAAGAATGCAAATGGTAGTGGCAAGCCAGTCTGTACGGAGACTTCCATCTACCAGACCCTAAAGGCGATGCTTCACACGGACACAAAAGTTTACTATGTGATGTGGAAGTATTGCCCTGAATATTTGAAGGATCACGAAAGCGACCCCATTATGACTTTTGATGATCTGAAGAACAGATACAGAGTTTTCAAGGATACGATTACAGAGAAAACCTGTGAAAAATATATGTTGGAAGAGGGTGTACAGAATGCGGTACTATGGGTACTGAAGCGGTTGCACCAGAAGAAGCAGATAGAGCTTTATAATGCCTACTATGAGAAAGCACTGGGCGGTGATGTACAGGCTTTTAAAGCATTTGAGGATTTTTCCGATAAATTCTTTGCAGAAAATAAAGAAAATGGTCTTGTTGCACTTTTGAACAATGTTTCAGAGGAAGATTTAGAGGATAAAGAGGATTATTCCTATACTTACACAGAGTAATAGTAACAAACAGTTTTACGAATATTTATATACCAAAAACAGTGGATTCGGATTCACTGAGCAACAGGACTTGAAAATTTTAAAAAATTTATATCCAGAAGCAAGGCATATCAAGGTGATATACAGTGTTCCTGGTGAAGCGTATTTTGTATTAACACACTAGAGGTTGCATGAGTCATATCATGCAGCCTTTTTATTTTATTAAAAAGAGGTGAAGCACATGACAAGAGAAGAAAAGTTAAAAAAGATAGTCGCTGATCCTGTCTTGTGGTGTCGCTACTTTGTTCGTATCGTTGACAAGACGGGTAAAAAAGTTAGATTTGAGCCGACATTTACCCAAAAATTACTAGCAAAAAATTTTGGAAAATTTAATATAGTGGCAAAATCAAGGCAGTTGGGGATCACAAGTTGGGCGATAGCCTACTCATTATACTTAGCTCACACAAGACCTGATACAGTGTGTATGTTGATGAGCTATTCTCTGGATACTGTCGATATTGTATTTAAAAAACTGAAAGCTATGTATGATGATCTTGATCCATCCGTAAAAATAAAAGATGTAGCAAATAATAGGAAAGAGCTGATTTTGGAAAATAGAAGCCGTATTGTATGTTGCGTCTGTGGCAGTAAGGACGCTGCCAGAGGGTCAACACTTAGATATGTTCATTTAACTGAGGTCGCTTTCATGGACGATGAAAAACTGAAAAATCAGTTAGTTGCCATCGAAGCAGCGTTAAGACCTGATTCTGAATGTGTATTGGAATCCACATCAAAAGGTATGAATTATTGGTTTGAGCTATGGCAGCGAGCTGTTAATGGAGAATCACAGTACAAGCCATTTT